GGAAGTTTAGCTGCCGGGTTCTCTCCTCATTTCATAGTAAATATACGTGCTAGAACAGCTGACGGTATATATAGAGGATGTCTGAAATTATTATCACCATTCTTTGACTTTGAAGTGTTTCTAAACTCTACAGTTTGGTACCAGATGATAACTAACCAAGCTACTAATAATGGTGGCGTTAGTAATTTTGTAAATCAGACATGGCAATTCGCAATGAATACTATACCTTACTATTGGTATCCTCAGATGAGTACGGGTATTTTTCAGAGACAGAATTGGGAAATGTTAATGTTGTACGGCATTTTTGGTAATTGGTTAACTACTGATAAAAGCATAAGGCCAACAATACCAGATTACAATGGTTTACAGATACAAAAAACAATGATATGTAGTGATAAAGATGAAGATAAACAATCTAAATTATCTGTTCTATCCCCAGATGATTTAGAGAAAGGAATAGAGGATAGGAATGGATTTTAAGTCAATACTACGTTGATTCCGAACAAGTAAATGAAAAAGCAAAGTACTATAGTATCACGCAGACTAATAGACTTTGGGCTTCATTAGATTTATCGAGATATCAACGAGTTCAAAAATTATTGTGTAATTTAGATTGTATATTATTAAAAAATAAACTTGAATTATTTAAAAACAAATGTAATGTTATTTATAATAAGGATGTCGCTTTAGATGAAAACATTGTGTTGCTAATTTTGTCTATGAAATATACTAATGATCAGGAATTAAATGATTTAGCCACCAGTTTCGGGAAACTGTCTTTAAGAAAGGAATATTACTTTGAGGTAAAGAAAAAAAGATTAGATAAATGGTTTTATACTGAGAAAAAGCATGAAATTAACGGTAGTAGAGATGAGTTCAAGGTAATGTTCAGAAAAGCCGTCAAAGAAATATTTATGGAAATGAAAGGTGATGAGAAAGAAAATATAAATCTCAGAGATTTTATAAAAGAGTTTGGGTTATGGGGAACTGCTGGATCTATATATGGTGAAGACATACCAAAGGAAGTGAAGAAGTATATAAAGAAAAACAAGTGGGGAATCGTTGCTAGTCATGATTTGGACAATATGGCTGACAAAGTCGAGCAAAAGATAGCAAATAAATCAAGCGCTTATTATCAAACTATGGTTAAAGACGAATCAACAAATTCACGTTTTGTCGTTGTAGCTGACGTATTTACGTATTGGGTTGAATCACATTTATCATATTTCTTTGAGCATAAGCTAGCAGCATGTAAACAGTTGTATAATTATTGGTCGAATGAAAAAAGGACAAAATTCTGGGAAAGGCGTAGATTATTACTAATAGTTAGAAAACTGTTATGTTATGATTTGGATTATTCAGGATGGGATGAGAACGTGAACTTTGATATGATTAATATCATATTTGAAGAGCTACGTCCATACATACCCGAAGAATATCATTATGAGTTGGATTGGTTAATATTCCTGATAACTCATACCTTCGTAGATGGTCAAATAACAAAGAATGGATTAGCAAGTGGTAGAAGATGGACTACTTTTATTAATAGTGTATGTAACGCAGCTATTCAAAAAATTGCTTCTTGGCTATCTGGAGTTGAAATCATTGAAGATTGTGAGTTGGGTGATGACATGGATTGTTTGGTAAATAGCGAAGAGGATGCTTTAAAACATATGAAAGTTTTGGATAGCATGTCATTCTCAATAAATAAACTAAAGAGTAAAATTGGAAAAGTAGGTGAATTTTTAAAAACTAATTATTGTAAAGAAGGAATTTTTCAATCACCATTCAGACTATTGAGAAGTTTACTGTTTTCTACAGAAGATGAACAATTCAATATATCTAGTATGGAGTTAGTCAATAGTAGACTAGATAGTTGGATGAAGTTGTGCGGTAGACTCTGGGGTTATAACAAGATAAACAAGATATGTTATGATAAATATAACATAAGTGATACGATATTATATGATTTCATACATCTTTTTGGACATAAGGTAAATGGAAAAGATGTATTCAATTGGTTGATATCCCCGAGTACTGTAGGTGGTGGAGGAATAACATTCATGGATCCTAGAAAATCAAGGGTGTTTCAACTAAATAGTAAAAAGTGGGCGACGTTATCTATAATTGATAAAGAACGTCAGCAGTTTGATAAATCTATTATCAAATACATCGAAAGAAAACTAAATGCTAATCTGAAAGATAAAAAATACACAATGAAGGTGTTAAATAACTTTAGGAACATAGTAGAAAAAGTTAAATTTAATAGAAAGTTGGTTTCGATAACAAAATTCAATAAACCATCAGTAAATAAAGACATCATTCGAATGTTAGCAATGAATGGTGAATATTTAGTAACTGATATGTTTGATGTGAGGAATAGTAATTTATATTCTTTTCATCCAAAATTACCTGACGCTAGTACTGGTTACTATTCTATATCTTTGCTTAATTTAAACAATATTACCATAGATGATATACGTAGTGATTTTAGGAACAACGATTTTATAACACTAAATAACGGACAAAGAATTGGGTCTAAATCTCTAATTTTAGAACAATCAATAACTCAATTCCTGTTCCGAACTCGTGGAAAGAGTAACACTATATGTGATTTAATACTTAAAAATAAAATACTCAATACTCCACGCGAATTAATTAGTTTAGGCGGAGAAGTGTCTAGTTCTATATACTGGATAGTACTTCAAAGTTTTACTAATCATTTCTTTAATAATGTCGATAGATTAGACAAATTACTCAGATTATATGCTAGCATGAACTATTTATTAACAAGTTGTGAGACTTACTTATACAATAAAAATATAACAAATATTTTAACACAACAAAAGAACAACACTGTGCGTGAGTGTTACTATCTATAGATTTCTAGCGATCTATATTGAGCTTCATACTGTTTTAAACAAA